ATGAAAGTCTTAAATAAAGTTTTCGCGTTGGTCGACGTGAATAACTGTTACGTCAGCTGTGAGCGCGTATTCAATCCAAAGCTCAATGATGTACCGGTTATCGTACTGTCAAATAATGACGGATGTGCTGTAGCGCGGAGCAATGAAGCGAAAAGCCTCGGTATTAAAATGGGTGTGCCATTATTTCAGATTCGGGACATAGTGCAAAAACACCAGGTGCAAGTACTATCTAGCAACTATGCAATGTATGCAGAAATGAGTCGCAGATTTCATGCGATTCTTGGTGGCTATGTGACTTCTGCAGAGCAAGAAATATATTCAATTGATGAGTGCTTTTTAGAGCTCAGTAGCTATGGCCATAAATTCGATTTAACGGATTACTCACAGAGTATGCGTGGCCGGATCTGGCAGTGGCTAGGTCTACCCGTTTGTGTTGGAATCGGCAGAACAAAAACCGAAGCTAAAATTGCCAATCATATTGCCAAAAAGAATAGCCAGTTTAATGGCGTGTGCAACCTGGTCAGCATGGACCCATGCAATAAAGAAAACTATCTATCTGCAGTAGAAGTTTCTGAAGTTTGGGGTGTTGGGCGGCAGTACGCTAAAAAGCTGCAGTTGATGGGAATTAATTCAGTACTGGATCTGGCGTGTACCGATCCTCACATTATGAAAAGTCTATTCTCAGTCGTTATGGCCAGAACTATAGCGGAGCTGCAGGGCTATTCATGCATTGAGATTGAACATACTCCACCGTCACGGAAACAGATCGTGGCCAGTCGTTCTTTCGGTGCACGTATTACTGAACTGGATGATCTGAAAGAAGCTATAGGCATGTATGCTCAAGATGCCTGTTCGAGACTACGTGAACAGGATCTGCTATGCGGTTGTATCATCGCATTCATTCAGTCAAATCCTTTTGATACTGATGTGCCCTTCTATAACAAGTCTACCTCTTACACGTTTCCTGAGCCTACTGACTCTGCACTGGATCTGGTGAAGGCCTCTACTGTTTTGCTCGGCCATATATTTAAAGCTGGGATTCAATATAAAAAATGCGGGGTAATTTTGACGGCATTAGAACCAAAGAGCTGTCATACGTATGACCTGCTGACAGATATGAAAGAGATCGAGAGGAAGGAAAGTCTGATGCAAGCCTTGGAGGGAGTACATCAAAAATATGGAAAGAAAAAAATTGCTGTTGGCAGCTGCTTCTTACCGAATCGTAATTGGTCGATGAGCAGAGATAAATTAAGCAAGAATCCCTTTCGATGGGATGAGCTGATGAGTATAGAACTTTAATTTTGGAGAATTACCGTGAAAGATAAAATAGATCAGTATTTACGCTTTAAAAGACTGTCTGATGAAGGTTTAACACAGCATCTTATACCTGAGCGTTTCATCCCTGAGAAACCACCTGAACTGGAAGGCAAAGATGTTGTATATATTTTTGACAGTGAAGATTCATTCAATCTCACTTATGATGAGCTGGTTGAGATCGTAAAGCAGGCCCGTCTATATGGACCTGGATCAATACCTGTATTGGGAACAGTAGGTTAAATAAAGGATTGTATATGGATAAATATGATGTGTGTTTTTATCTTGATAATGAAAAATTGGATTTAGAACATACGGGTAAGTTTTATGCTTCAAGTAAAGAAGAAGCAGTTAAGGAAGCTATACAAGAACTTAACCCCACCGAGAAAGGTTTTTTTACAGTAATGCTGTGGGGGAGTCCTGATTAGCTCAAAATTTCACTTAAGTGAAGCCCTCATATGAGGGCTTATTCTTGCATGCATTGCACACAAATACTGACTTTTACTTGGGTATTGATTGAATGAGCTGTGCAGCCAGAAAATAAGAGACTTAAAATTAAAGAAAGGGATCTCATATTATCCCTTCACAAATAGCGCTTTTTCCTGAGCCCGCCGATTGACCAAGCCAGTAATAATTTTTCCATTATCATAGATCCAACGGTCAAAATTGGCAGCTGCAACTCTGTAATCTCCAGCGTTTAATTTGGCCAGTAAAGTACTGGATCTAAACTGACTTTCGCCAATGTTATAAACAAATGAAGCCAGTGCATCAAACTGATTCTGGCTGATAGTAGCTTTTACATATTTATCAAGACAGGCATCGACCCAGCGGCAATCTGACTTAAGCCATTGTTCAGCTTGTTCGCGAGTACATGTATCGCCTTGCTTAACCGATCGGCCATCTGGATATTTAATAGTTCCAAAACCGAGAGTCCAGACCCCGCCAGTGTCTCTATACGCTTTATCCCTAAACCCCTCAAAATCACGGATGAGTGCATGGCCGTTTTCGGATATATCCCATTGCCCACTGACTTTGCTATCCAATTTAAAACCAATCAACTGAGCGAATATTTCAATACCCTGCTCTGCAATGATTCGATCACCAGCTTCCACTTGCGCTTGAGTCAGCTTGCCGCCTGACATAGCGCGTAACCATGAAAATAGTTCTGCTTTTTGCATAATTCCATCCATAAAAAAACCACCCGAAGGTGGCTGTTATTGATTTTTATCTGTAAATTTGGGCCTTGCACCCTCCTTTGCCCACAGATAGATCTGTCGTGTAAAGAGCGCAAATGAAATGCTGACAGTGGTATAAAAAAGCGTGCCAGCTGGACTAGCTACATATGTATCTTTCACAAATAGTGCAACACCAAAAATAATTGAAAGCATCAGAAAAAAATCAAGATGCTTAGGTAGTTTTATTTTTGGATGAAATACGAGAATTGCAAAAGATACAATGAACAATAACAATGCTGTCTTACTTATGATTACCAGCATCTCCACCCTCCTTTTTGACCAAACCAAGCAGTTTTGATCGAGCCAAACTTAGTAATGCTTCCGCTGTACTTTTACCTGCAGCGCCGAATAAAAAACTAAATAGATCAGGATATTTGCCACCAGCTAGAAATAAACTTGCCGGAACAGCAAAAACCACACATAGAATGAAGCCGGCAAAAAATCCGATCCAGCGATCCTTTAGCGGTTCTTTACTTAGCAAGAAACCAAAAGTTGCGCCCAAAATACCTGTAAACAGGATATAAGATTGCCCCCTTATACTTTCTAGCACGTGACTAAGGAACTCCATTGATTTCTCCTTTTGTCATAAATCCCCCTCATTTTTTAGATGTAAAAAAAGCACCCCGTAGGGTGCTTAAACTGTTTTAGCTTTCTTAAATTTCTATCTGTATGACCCTGCCTTCAGGCGCTAGACGCTTGATCTCGTTGTTAGATACAAATACCCGGGTACCAGTGGAATATTTGGTACTACTGGTGCACAGGACCAATCCGCTACCATCGACCACTAAAACCTTATAATTGGGATGATCTGCTGAGGTAATGGTGCCAATGAACTCTGGAGCCTTGGGTAATAAGTCGATTAAACGTTGTAATGGATTACTCACGATTGATGCTCTCCACTTTAATACTCTGGTTAATCACCGCATGATTGAATGACACGTTCACCCCATCAATGATGCTCCACCATTCAGCATTAAATGCCACTAAATCACCAGGTGCACATTCGCTCACATCCGGACCAATCGGCATCACTAGAGTGTGGGTTTCGACCATACCGGCTTTAGCAAGTGCAGTTTTGCCATATGCTCCCATACTCTCAACGGTAAACAGTGGACTGTTGGCCGTCTCAAGTAACGTATCAGCTGCAGTGCCAGTACGCTTGATCTGACCACTTAAGCCAGAGCGGTCATTAGTTAACGTGATGCCGTTATAGTCCGGGTAAGGCTCATAATCGGTAGACTGCTCTGTGACCAGGCTCTCTGGAATCAGTCGATCATATTCTTCAACCGTGATTGAATCCCAGAAGGTCTTTTTATATTTGGGCTTAATGATAATAGTATTGCTGCCCTTCTCGCTGTAGACAAAGCCACCTGCACTCTCAGCAATCATTTTGATTACAGCAATGGGGGTCATGTTTGAATAGCTCAGGCTGCCCGCTGGTACGATCCAGCTCAGCTCGTCGATCAGCTCCCACTGCAGTGTTGTTGAGCTGTTGACCCGATCCAGTTCAGCCTGACAGAGCTGCCGTGCGGTCCTTTCATTCTCCTGGGTAAATGAGCGTGTCGGTGCATAGGGAGCGTCCAGTAAAGCGGACTGGCTGCGGCCATTCAGTGTATAAGTGATTTCGGCAAAGCGACGTGAGCGACTACGGTTTTCAAGCAGCATGTGATGCTCAGTACCATTCACCATAACTCTTAAAATCACAGGTTGGCCATTAACCGGTTCGAGCTTTGGTATTTCAGATGCGGGTACGCTCAGGCTATATGACCAGCACCAGCGACTGCGATCTGTGCTGTAACTGCCATCATAGACCAAAATATTCTGGCCATTGTCCAGACGGCTTACTGATAATTCATTCACGATATACCACCAGCTTTTTGGCGGCAGACCTGGAATACAGTCATCTGCCCCGAAATTTAAAACAACGTTGTGCGAATCAACGTCATGACATAAGCAGCTAAAGTTTAAATCACCAGTGCCCTCATATTTAGGTATTTCAGGCTTTGGCCAAGGTAAAACCGGATGCTTGCGATAATGAATCGCTTTGGCTTTATCCCAAGGAAAATTCGACTTGGTAACAATCTCCAGGCTTTTATCCCACTCAAATGAAAAGCGATGCTCAAAGACCTGAGCCACTTCATGCGAATAAGTAAAAGTCTTACGTCGACGGATCATTTCCTGCCAGACCGTTTCCCGGTTATGACGCAGTTTTATCGTTTCTTCATGCAGGTAGCGCTGATAAATAAAACGTTTATCACCTTCTTCCCAAGCTACATACGCATCAGAACTTAAACCGATTGCTTGCTCATGAGTGGATCTAATCGCCCGGGTTAATGTTCCTGCCTGCTCATACCGGATATCTGCCTGATTGGAAATCACCAAGCCCTGATCATAAAAAAGAGCCTCATTCGAGACTCTTAATATTGGCTTCGCCCAAGGGATTTCTGTAGTGCTTAGGGCTGCGATAGCCTTCTGATATCGCATATCAAAACCATAAGACACACCCACCAGATGATTGATATCGAATACCACTATAACCCCAAATTGAAATTCAGTATCTAAAACCGTATCAATGGTGCACAGATTTTCATTAAATACTGCTTCGATTTCAAAGCTAAAATTGGTATCTAAAATCGTATTGATCTGGCCAATAACATCAGTGTTTTCACTAAATACAGCAACTACATCAAAGCTAAATCCAGTATCAAGCACCGTGTCAATGACCGCAGTATTTGCACCACTGTCGGCATAAACTGCGGTGACTTCAAATGAGAATTCAGCATCGAGTACTGTATCGATTACAGCTGTAACATCATCACCAAAATTGAGATTGGTCGAGCCATCAGCAAGATGCTCAAAATTCAGAATGATGTTATGACTGTCAGTATTATCAGGCTTAAAGTTCAGGTTTAGGTTGTGAGCATCAACGGTGCCGAGCTTATTTTTAAAATCCACATGAGCACCCTTTTTAAATTAAGGTCTAAGTTTTATTGATGTGACTGATAACGTTCCACCAAGCGCTAGATTGGTATTGGCCAGCGCGATATCTGTACCCACTGTCAGATCAGCAGCCACTTCACCTGCACCATTATAAATCCGTGCCCAGGTGGCAGTCCCGGTTTTAATCACCGTTGCTGTGTCAGTTGGATGAAGTTCTATATAAGTAACTGTAGTTTCTTTGATACATGGCTCAGGAAATGTGAGTGCCACCAAAGCATTATTCGAATCTGCTGCAATACTAGGACTGGCAGGCTGTACACCATCATAAAAAATAACGGTAGCACTTTGGCTACCGCTATCCATAAAATTGGCGAAGGCTTGAATCATGGCAAGCCGAGCATTGACTGAAGTTTTACTCATTTGGCGATTACCTTATCCTGAATGACTGCGTTATATTCTTCGTTTGGATCGAAGGCCACTACAAAGCACTCCAAGCCCTCCGCTATATTTCTAAATAAATAGGACCCATCTGGCTTTGATGTGGTTTCCCATAAAAGCTGTTTATTGTCACGCCTAAAAACACAAACTGGCACCGGTGAAAATGCCGATCCGGTTTTTTTTGTGGCCCCATAAATCCGACCAAAACCATTATCCGTATTCATAATGCTCATAATCGGCTTGGGAAATTTTATATTAATACACTTCATATCATTTATTTTCTGCTGGTCCGCCTCATACCCGCCAGAAAACACACGAAATAATTTAAGTAGCATATTTAATTACCTCAATTGGCATAGCAAAGAATCTATATGAAGTTGTACCACGGGCCACAAATACTGGATGAAGTAAAATTTTATTATCCAGATCAATATCACTTGTCAAACTTGGAGAATTGGGTCTGTTGAATGCCGGTGAATTTGATGATGGATAATCCACCCTATAGACCCCATAAGCATTACCTAGAAATTGCTTAGTTATTTTTTCATGTAGCCACACTGGATATGCAGATGTTGTTTGTTGTCCATATAGTTCATCAGGCAAATAAGCCGCGGCTGCGCCCACCTGCGAAACGGAATCTGATGGACTTGGTGAGCCGCCTATTGAAACTAAGTTTTTCCCTATTTTAAAAACTTCATCCCCTGAAGCTTGCGGGACTTCCGCTGTGGATGTACCGGCCGACACATTAGCGACTAGGCAACCCAATATTAACGGGTAATCTAAACTATCATGGCTTAATACATTGCATGGGGTTACGCCTTGAATCCTTGTTGCATAATCCTCTACCCCAGCATGGGATGAAATTAAAAAATGATACTTACTTCCGATAACACAGCCTTTGCCAAAAGCACCAAACCCCTGTGAGTACGTGTAGCTTGCCTGGGTGGTGCTGTTAGCAGCAACGGTGAATTGCAAGCAAAATCCAGACTGTGTTGTAATGTTTGTTTTTCCGTTGCCATCCGCGTGAACATCAGTGATTACACCACTGGTTAAATCAGCCGTTTTCCCAGCACAAATGTTAACGACATTTTTATAATTATTTGTCGGGTCGGTAAAAACAAAACGGACAAATAAATCCCTTTCGTCTAAATACTTCATTTTATATAACTGAACCAACCCTGCTTCATACTCAAGCGACCATCCAAGTGGGGCTATACGGGTCGTAAACCCGTGCGGGATTGATACTGGCACACTCTCGGCTGTAAATTTGACCGTATTTGTTGTGACAGAGTCAATAAAAAATTCACCGCCATTAATTTCAGATAATGCCCCTGAATCAACTTTTAACACGCGATCCGCAACATATCCGTGTGCCCCACCATAAGTTAATGTTACTTGATCGCCTACAATTGCCACATTAGTTACAGTTTGAACGTTATAGCCAAGCGCAAGCATTTTTTTAAAACGATCTGGAAATAAGCTTTTGGAACCGGCACAAAAATCTAAGCCCACATCAGAAAAATCGAATAACTTGGTTTGCGTCTGCTTCATTGCCATTTTTTTATTACTCATAAAAAAGACCGCATATCGCGGCCATATTTGAATTACTGTTTATAGTACGCGGTCAATGTCACCACGCAGCATGATCTGGAATTGATCTGACATCACAGTTGGTTCTGACTGTTTCACGGTGCGAATCACCCAGACCGGAAAATTCGAAGCAACCGTATTAAACCGCAAGACATTACCATTGGCCCACCCTGTACCCCAGCCTTCTTTTTTGATGACAAAATAAGGAACACCAGTGACTGGATTGAGCGGTGCATAGTCCGTACTTGTCGAACCCGAAAGAGTCAAGCGACCTGTATATTCACCCACACAATAAAACGCTTCAGCGCTAGTAAAAACCAAGGCCCAGCGTTCCTGAATCGCGCCATTATTTGTAACTTTAATTGGATACAAGGCATCATTGTAATTGGCTGAAATCGCCCCTTCAGATGGCTCATCTCGCCAGAGGCTGTTCCAGGTCTGCTGTACAAATTTACCGGTAGACCGGGCCTGCATATCACCAATCACTAGAGCTGAACCGACAATGGTATTTTCAGCATCGTAGTTATGCGTTAAAGGTTTGGTAAAGGTCAGCTGCCCATTGATCTGCACATCACGGATCAGCAACATGTCCTGATAGCGGTAACGCATGGTGAGCGGTGCAACCAGCGCATTTAAAGCAAAGTCACCACCCAGCGTAAACTTGCCATAGTCATAATCCACGCTGTACATATCGAATGGAACTTTTATGCCGTCTGCATCTTCCAGCTCGGCCCATGAAATACGCTGATCCGGTAATTCATAAGTCTGGCCAGCCACATAATCCGGTAGCTCAAAAGACTTGCTAGAGCTGACAACGCCGATATCACCGACCCGGTAAATCGGTACCCGGCCATCGAGCGGCAGACGTGTAGCAGATAGTCCCAGAATTTCGGCATCCAGCGGGATGTAGGTATAAGCCACTGCATTATAGCGTACTGATGAAGCATCAATCCATACCGGCACATTGATATAGGTATCGGTCCCTTCCTGATATTGCAGCAATACGTCATACCACTCATATGCTTCAATTTCTGCCCGGTTAGCCTCAGTAATCTTGGTTTTAGTGTAGAAAAACAGATCTACAAAACCGGTATCGTAATTAATCTGGCCATGTGCCCGGCTGGTTTCAATGATGCCATCGTCATCAGCCCGCAATGTTAGCTGCCCATAGTCTAAAGTGGCTACGACGACTGTTAATGATCCGGGACGCAGCGGACTGACCGGCGTTCTAAAGCTGATACGGTTGACCGGGGGCATATCTGTAGTTGTAGTAAGGGACTGCAGTACCAGCTGGTTATCCGTATTCGGTGTCCAGCTAGCGATTTCAATCTTGCCGGTACCATACTGAATGCTACCGGAACTGATACCGCTGTTATTGGCTGGATTTACATTACGCACTAGAGTACCGGTACGGTCCAGATAAGTATCTGAACCCAGCATAAAACGCACCGCACCGGAGAGGATCTGCTCATCAAAACCTTGGGTTAAATCAAAACGTAGCTTGTCACCAGTAATCTGTTTGACCCCGGCACTTACGCCTGAGCTATCCCGGTATTTCACACTAATACTGGTTGCCCGGTATGCCCCGAGCTGCACTACTTCTTCCTTAATTTGAGAAGTGGCGGGTAAATAAAATGACATATTTATGCTGCTCCATAAACCGCAGTTGGTATATAGGACTTGGTGAAAACCGAGCTGGTCGCTTCAGGAATAATTTCTACCGCACCTGTTGCATAGGTAATGGTGCCCTGTACCTTGCCCTGACTATTGACCAGATTGCCCACCTCGGCATTCACTGGAATATCAGTTAAAACCACCGTACCGATGACTGAACCGATTTGATCAGCAACCGGTACACTTAACTCAACACTATTGGGTTGTATTGCAGCACCTGAACCAATGGTAAATTTCAGCTTTTGATCAGTTGGCATGACATTTTCAACAGTCTGACCAAGCGGTACGCCATAGCTATAGTTAATGGTAAAGACCGTATTTTTCTGCGGCAGTTTATTCGGTACCAGCCGGCCTTGACCGGTGGCATAGTTAAAGGTACCGGTGGCATCGCCACTAAACTGGCCCAGCGTATTTGTAGTTGCAGTTTTCTGTTCGCCTTCCAGCAGCCATTTCACTGTCACGCTTCCCGAGGCTATACCAGCTTGCTGCAAATCAAACTCGAATGCTGCCGGTTCAACCGCAAGACCTGAGCGTATGAACGTAGCCAGCGGTGTACCCCATAACAGTAAAATTGGTGTATTCACATCCGGTAAAGCACCCGTCGTAATAGACCAGGAGCCGGTTTCATAATTGATATTGCCTGAACCAAATGAAGCACTCGAGCCAGACAACCGCCCGGAGCCGTCATCTTTCAGTTCATAAAACTTGCCCTGCGACATATAAGAAACTGAAAGGCTACCCGGCGCAGGCGGTGGTACCAGTACACCGGTCCAGTTGGCACTCTGGTTTTGTTGAGTGACAGGCCGGGTTTCAGACTGGAAGTACTGGTTGGGTGCTGAAGCAGGCTTAAAGGTAATACTTAAGTTTGCAGATCCTGCACCTGCAGCTTGTGTCCACTGGATCACACCGCGCTGGTAATCAATCGTTCCGACTTGCGTCCCTTGCATGTTTTTAAGCAGTCCGCCCTGGTCAGTGATCTGCTGGCCAAACAGGTTAAACGAGACACTCGATGGCATGACAGATGAGCCGATATATAGGTTCTGAGCGGTACCAATGGTGGTCAAGTAAGTTGCAGTAATAGCAGCAGTATTACCCGGTACCAGTACCATACTTTCCCCAGCCGCGTTTACATCCACAATTGGCGTTTCGGTTTGGGCAGATGGTACCAGTTGAGCAAAGATACTTTTTGCATTTACAGTAAACTCACCGACTTTGGCATCATTGGCCAGATTAGATGAGGCGTAATACTTACCTGTATCGGCTACGATGGTATCCCGTAAAATCGTTTCGGACTTTTCGCCGCTATACCATTGTCTTGCAGAGAGTCCGACATAATCCTGATCGAGTGGATCATTGATACTGTAGGTGGCAATTTTATATTCAACTTCCTTCCCATCGATGACCATCTTGGCAATACGGATCTCAACTTTGGTGATGCGGACATACTGTTCATGCTGCAGTGCCTGGCCTTCTTTTGAGACCAGTACCAGCGTACTGCCCACCGAGCTTTCGACTTCACTCAGAAACATCGCCACCTGCAGGGTTTTCATACCGGCATAATGTGTATCCAGTGGACTCCCTGCTGCCTGTCCACCCTTGGCCAGATAGTTTTCAATCCGGTTCTGGGCAGACTTGCGCTCATCAATCCACGACTTTGTACTAAACAGCAAAGCTGAGACATTGGGGTCTTTCGGATTTTCCGAGATAAAGACCGTAGCCCCCATAAGCAGGTCTGTATCATTCGTTGTCACGGCGGGGAATAGTTTACGCAGTGACACATCACCCATGGTGCGGTCCAGCTCACTCACATCATTAAACAGGTTATTGCTCTGGCCATCTTCAATAATCTGGCCAGAGTACTTACCGCCACCATCTTCTGTATCGCTCAGGCGCTCGGACTTATAGAGCACCAGATTTTTAGTTTCAATTGCCACTGGATAGTTCCCCCACTTCAATAAAGCGTAAAGTCACGTTGTAATAGTCATCCTCAGATACAGCTGGATGATCTTTTACAGGCCGCGCCTCTATAGCATTAGCTGCATGGTGAAATTTCACATTAAACTGCCGCCGATCATGTGGATATTCAAAAGCTAATGTGAAGTTTTCACCTTGTAATAAAGAAAAGTCCTTTAACTGACTGACAATATGACGTTTAAGCCAAGCCATATTCTTGTCTGCAGTCAAAGTAATGGGCCGGCCAGATTTCCATTTCCCCTCCTGAATGATGGGAGTACCATCGATAGCGGGTTTAATGTTCTGTTCAATCCCGTTCCAGTCAAATTCATCAGACCATAAAAAACCGTCGGACAAGGCGACGGTTTCTGATGTAGACACTCGTATTAATTTCATTAGCTACTCTTTTTTATCATTTCCAGTTTTCTCAGCATCGATTCCAGATCATCACCATCATTAGGCGATCCATACATTGTTGCGGTTTTACCATTGCCTAGATCAAACTCATAACGTACGGTTCTGGCTGGATCTGATACCGGTAAACTGGTTTTAGGATAGCTGACATCCGGAGCCAAACTGTTGATATTCACCTCAGGCACAACTGTTTTAGCTTTGGAGCTTGCACCTACACTGCCCGACTTGCCTGCATACTCTTCCAGCTTTTCCAGCTGCTCGGCAATGTACATATAATTGCCGGTCTGTTTCTGGTTGTCGTATGCAGAGACACCATAACGCGCAGCATATTCATGAGAGGCTGAACGGTAATAACCACCTGCACCCTGTTGAGCCGTCTCGAATAGCTCTTTAGCCTTTTGCCTGGCATTACCGCTATATCCCATTTCAGTCAGCTGCTGCTCAATCTCATCAACTGAATAACCGTTTTTAGCCATGACTCCAGTTTTAGAGGCTTTGAGCTTGCCCTGCATGGCAGTAAGCGCCTCTGACCAGGCTTCAGTAGAGGATTTGGCCTCCTCTCTTGCCACCCGGCCAGCTTCACGGTAGCCATCCTTAATACCTCGTGCAGAATTTTCAATCTGGATATTCGCCTTGACCCATTCCGAAGCTGTCTGAACCACTGCTTTACCAGTATCATCAATCTGCACCTGTAACCCATGACTTGCTGCTTTTGCCTGAACAGCTGCAATCTGGGCCTTATCTCCTGTTGCCAGTGCGGCATTTAACATCTGAATATAAGCCTGCTTAATAGCTTCAGCAGTTGCCTGCCCGCTTTTACTTACAACATCAAAGTTTCGTTGAGCACTAATCGCCGCATCACTTAATTGCTCTTTGGTTTTGATTCCTAGAGAAGCAAATGCAGCCTCTACAGGGTTTAAGGCAGCTGGCAATTGTGCGGCTTTTTTTTCAATCAGGCTTAGGCCGAATGCTGCCTGCTCACCAGTAATCAACCCCTGTTTTTCAAGCGCAATCAGAGAGTTCTTGGCATAATCCAGTTCGGCACGAGTCTGGGCGGTATCAATTGCTTTATTAAGGTTGGATGCTAGAGCTAATCCAGTATCAATACCTTTTTGCTTGTACTGATCAAGGTTACCGAGAATAATCTGAACATCATTGGTCGCAGATTGAAAGGCAAGTGAAAATTTACCCTGCAACTGCTCCGTACTTAAGCCTGTGCGCTCTAAAGCTGCCTTCATCACAGCTTCAGTTATCTGAGCATTCTTTTCAGCTTCCTTTGACGTTCCTGCAAAAGCAGCTCTGGCATTCGCTTCAAAAACAACCAGGTCCTTGCCATCCAAGGCTTTGCCTAAACTTCCTTGCAATTCTTCGCCCGTAATTTTCCCTTGGTTTTGCAGGAGAATTAAAGCGGTAATTGCGTCATTAATTCCTTTGGTCGAATCAAACTTCATAGCCTGAGAAACTTTCTCCAAGGCTTCTTTAGCGGGTTCGCCCTTCGCAATTAATCCATCAAACTCTGTAATAAGCTTTTTGGATTGTTCGGTCAGCTGATAGGTTTTATCTCTACTCTTCTCGGCAGCTGCAGCATGTTTTTCCTTGGCCGCAGCACTTGCTTCCTGTTTCTTTCGTGATTCCTCCTCAGCTGCTGCCAGATCGCGTTCCTGCTCGGCCAGCGATTTTGTACCTGTTACTCTGGCTACAGTCCAGTCAATAAAATTAGAACCCTGTCGAACCAACCAATCATCAAGTTTCTGAAAATTATTGATAAGCAGGTCACCAATGACTATAACGCCGGCTGCAGCTGCACCATATGCTCCAAACCTGGATATAACAGAAACCAATCCTGCCTTAAGCCCATTTGCTGCGCCAGTAACCTTGCCAAATACCCCTACTGCACCTGTATTTGCAGTTGCACTTGCGGCAGTTGCAGCAGCCAGTTCGGTTTTAGCTAATGCTGTAAGGCGGGTGGCACGTTCATTGGCCGTATTTGCTCCCGTGTTGGCAGATAGTGCTAAGGTTTCTGCAGCAATTTCAACTTGAGCAGCCTTTGCCGCATTAGCTTTTTCCAGCAACACCCCTGCCATTCCAATAGCTTTATAAGCGATGAATGCCTGAGCTGCAGCAGTAAGGGTTGTAATAAGTGCATCAAGGTTTTGAGAAACAAATTTTAAGGCTTGAGCTACCTTGGCACTTGCTCCACTCGCTGCATCTGCTTCACCGATATAAATTGTCCAGGCTGTTTTCAGGTTCTCAATAGAAGCGCCAATCGTAGCTGGGAATTTATTAAACTCGGCAGTGATTACTTCACTCTGGCTTAAAATGGCCTTGGTCACTACGGCGGTGGTCAACTGTCCCTGATTAGCCATCTCACGTAATTGGCCAGTAGTCACACCCAATCCATCGGCCATGGCCTGTGTCAGTCGCGGTGACTGTTCAACCATAGAGTTAAACTCATCACCTCGTAGTACACCTGAACCTAACGCCTGATTAAGCTGGGTAATTGCAGCTTCATTCGCTTCTGCACTACCACCACCCACCTGAATGGCGCGGTTAATAGTTTCAGTCAGTGCTAAAGCCTGCTCTTGCGGCCACTTCATCTCCTGACCAATTTTAGTCAGCCGTGCAAACAGATCACCGGTAGCCACAAGATTAGAATTGGTTTTTATGGCTACATTTGCAACATCATCCATTGCCTGTTTTAAGTTGGCATTATCACCAATCGCAATCTGAATACGGCCAGATAGTGTTTTATACTGATCAGATACCTGTGCAATTTCCATTGCACTGGTACCAATACCCACTGCAGCCAAAACGCCGGTTAAAGCATTGAAGCTGTTTCTTAGGCCTTCAACCTCACTTGCCGCCCGTTGCCCGAAAGTTTCTGTATCCTTAAGCTCATGGTTTGTCTTTTCCAGAGACTGATCTAGATGATCCACCACCGGTACTGCTTGCTGGGTCGCACTCTTAAACTCATTCATTGAGTTTTCAGTCAGGTCCAGAGCCTGCTCCAAGCGTTCAACTTTTTGTTTAGCCTGATTCAGTTCTTCCAGGGAAATATCATGGCTGGCATTTGATAGGGCCTGCCAAGCTAATTTAGCCTCATTCAGTTCTCTTTCTAAGGCATTAATCGCGTTAGAGCCTAATTCACCAATACGCTGAACTTCACGCGTAGATACTGTTGCACCGCTTCCCATTGACTCGATAGCACGAGTTACAGTCTGCGCTTCACCTATTACACCTGATAGATCTACTGCACTGAACTGCTGTAACTGGTTAATGGTCGATTGGGTGGCGTTGTCCACGCCACGCATGGCATTTACAGCAACGTCCTGATAGTAATTAAATGCACTGGACGTTTCTTTAATAGCATCTTCAATACTTAGAACACGATCTTTTGCAATCTCGATATCTTTTAAAGTGCCGTCAGTATTTTGTAGTCGGACTAATTCAGCCTGAGCAGCTTTTAGGGCTGAGTTAAGCTCATTAAGGCCTTGCTCACCAATGCTCGACATTGAGCGTAGTTCACCTGCACTGATAACTGACTTGTCACCAAGAGCTTTAATTTCTTTAGCAGCAGAAAAGAATTTTTCACTTAAACTTTGAGCCTTCTCGATGAGTTCAGATGGCACAACATCTGTGATTGCTTCTTCTGTTACCTCTGCCTGAGTAGCAACAGAACTCAATGCACCATTAGCTACACCCTGAAATCCATCAAATGCTGTTTTGACCTGCTTTACACCTGTTTCAAGGTTCTTGACTTCTGCCTTGGCTCGCTCAATATCCTCAGGTGTAGCATTCGTTGCAGCTAAATAGTTCAAATGTAGCTTTGCTTGCTGCAAATCATTTTGTAGGCCGGTAAGCGCTTGCTGGCCATAATCGCCAAGTTGCTTAAGGTTATCTGCACTTATGTTTGCGTCACTACCCATTTCCCCTAAAGCTTGGGTGGCACTATGCAATCCTGTAACTAGCTGAGAAACTTTTTGTGTAGATTCAGAAGGAATGATCTCTTCAGGAATAGCTGTGTTTAAAATGGCTCCAGCTTGTTTGGCTTCATTCGCTACGGCGCTCAAATCATTTTCAAGACCGTCTACTTTAGCTGCAGCCTGATTTGCCTGATTGCCTAACTCACCAGCCGCCTGAGAGACTTCACTTAGCTTTCCTTTGGTCTGATCTGCTTTCTTCTGTAAATCATCAGGAACTATTTTTCCAACTTCCTGAGCAGCTTGTTCAGATGCAGCCTTCAGTTTTTCAGATTCTTGTTTTATTGCGGCGTAAAGGGCCTTGGTAACACTCTCTGAATCCTTAATATTTGATACATAGTTTTTAGTATCAGCTTCCATCACAAGTTTAAAGGTTAATTCTTTACCGGCCATGTTCTTACTCGCAATAAAAAACCCACCGAATGGTGGGTTAGATGAAGATATTAAAAGCTCTAAAAAATGAACCGACTTAATTAGAGATTAAATTTTATTCACACTTTATTTTCCATAAAGCATCCATTAACACTGAGGAAGTACCTGATTGTGTATCACTCTCAATTCTTACTAGTCCATCTTCAGGCATATATATGTATCGGCTGAATCCAACATATCCTCCCATTCGATTTTTAGAATTAACTTCTCCGCAATACCCTTTCTGATTCCTAAATTTTGCAGAATCAGGATCAAGCAAGCTATCTTTTACTTTAGAGGCTGCAAGCTCTATCTGAGCTTTTTGTTTGTCTTGCTGAGCCTTCTGACTTGCTTCATTTTCTTTAATTCTCTGTAACTCATGACGAGCTTTTAATTCTGCAGCATCTTTTTTAGCTTGAATAGCCGCAGCTTCTTCAAGTCTGATTTTCTGTTCATGAGCTACTTTTGCTTGTTCAAGTCTTTCTGCATCAGCCTTATTACTTTGATGCATAAAATAAAAAAGACCACCTACCACCAGAATAACTGCAATAAGTACATATTTTAGATTCACAGAGTAATGCTCCTAAATCCCCCAACTACAACAGATAAAAAAGTCTGTTTCATTTTCTTACCTTATTTTGAGATATTTTTGAGCATCTTAACCGACTGGTCTAAATTATCGCAATGTGAAAAAGCTTCTTTGCTCACGATAAGTCTTTTAATTCTTCTAAGAATTTCTTCAAGTCTTTCGCAGAAGCATGCTGAGCGGATCTCACTACACTGGTCAGTGCCGTAAGCTTGTTTCGGTAATCCTTTTGGACTGATTTTAGATACTCACTGTAAGCACCATAAGTCATATTCATGATTTCGGTATGAGTGTGGCCAGCACTAACCAACAATTGAAATGAATCAAACCAGGTTGAATCATTGTCTTTTGCTACCTGCTTTTTATTACGGCGTTTAGGCTGATCTTCTTTAAAGTAAGCGCCGTTGACCTGTAGTACTGCTGATAAAACTTCTTTAAATTGCTGTTCGGATGTTGTGGCAAGATCAATCAAACTAGCTACTGGAAGCTTGGTGGCCAAACTACAGATGCCCAGCACTTCAATTGAATGAGCCTTAAAAAGTTGAGTCAAAATTTCATCTGAATAATCTTTTCCCTGTAGAAAGGTTTTTACCTTTTCGGCATGTACCGCCCACTGGTCAAAGTCCTTCATCTGGATCTGGTGAATTTCAACATCATTCACTGTAATAGAGCGATTAGCTGCTAGAAAAAAATCATTCATGATGGAATCTCAAAATAAAGTTCAGGAAATAAAAAAGCACCCGAAGGTGCTTTGCTATGGTTAGGTCTAGGCTTATAAACCCAACAGATTATTAATCGTAAAAACGTCTACCTTTAACGCATCTGCTATTCTTAGACAACCACTGCCCTTAGGCTTGGCTGTGCCTTTTTCAAATTCTTCAATTTTTCCTATATCATAGTCAGAGAGCTCAGCTAATTGTTTTTGTGTAAGGCCTCTTAGTTCTCTTAACTCACTTAATGTTTTAACTTCATTAATATCTGCCATTTTTTATCCCCTAAAAATTATTAAGTTTAATGTTTTATCAGATTTTTTATATTTATCAAGAACTAAAACCTCTTATAGGTTGGTTAGATAGCATAGCTATCTTAAAGATTTTATATTCAACTGAGCTATAGATATATTTATATACATTATTAAGGATATTTTCTTTTTAGAGCATCTAAATCATTTAGTAGTTTTTTTGTCTGCAATATAGCTTCTTTAGTATTAATCTCATCTTGCACTTCTTCGACATCTATACAGTAATCTGCAAAGTGACGTTTATCTTTTAATTCTGTTAATTCCCTAGCAAACCTACTAAGTGCCATATCAAAATGAGTCCTTTGAAGTTGCATTAAACACTTAGTATATCTTACATGGGAATTTCCCTCTGTCTCACTCAACTCTCTTGCAAACCGTACATCCATCCAGTCACGAGTTGATAGATAAACAGCATAGTACGCTCTGCCTACTACTGTCCTTAGTAAGGCTTCATGAAGATTATCATTATCTTTTAACAGCTCTTCAGCAAAAGTATAAAAATTTTCAGCAATCATTTATACAGATGCCTCTTGGTCTATAGACTCAAAATTTTTATGTTTAAAATAAACAGTAATTTTCTCAATCTGTTCCTGCTCATCGATATTCGATTTTTCATACCAAGACATAATACTGTCTCTATATAAATTATTGAGCTCAAATAAATCTTCAGCACTATTAACTGTACTATTTACTCTAATCACTAATTCACAATCACTAAAATTTAATAATGGCTGGACAGTACCATTAAACTTTGCATAAAAAATATTATAGATTTGGGAAATAAATTTCCTATAAATTTCTAAAGATATATCTAGATCTTCAAGCTGCTCAAGATGATATGTAATTAATTTTTTACTCTCAATTATATTTGGTGAAGGATTGCTAATGCTTTCAGCTAAATCTTTCATTAAGTAAACGCCAATAGCATGCAAAAGCACCTTCCTTTGTTCGCTTGTAGGTTCAAGGCCTATATTAGAATATCTTATAAATGTAGAGAGAATTTTTTCCAGATTACCCATTTGCATGTAGGTATCAATGAGCATATCCCATGCCATAATACTTTTGTAATCAGTTTTTCTCAAAACATCTTCTAAAATCTCTATACCAATTTCATTATTATTAAAATAGATCTCTACATTTGCCCTGCCTATCTGAGCTTGGTGCCAATCATCAACCGCAATAAGGTTAATAATTTTATTAAGCTTAGTTCTCTGAAATTCTTCATCATAAACTCGCTTTTTACCCAGTTTGGCTAAAAAATTATTCAAGTATGATAAATCAGCTTGAGGCTTAGGCTGGTTCATTTTATGTATGACCCTAAATTATTAGACCGTATATACAGATAAGTAGTATAACAGCTTTATTCTTTCAAGAATAAAATGAATAATTTTTATACGTTGAAGAATAGTCTTAAATAAGTATCTTATCTATTACAAGATATTTAACTGACAAAAACACAGGCACAAAAAAAGACGCTTATGCGCCGTAAAGTTCTTTTGTGCCTGTATGGATTAAGCAGCTACGCTAAAGCGTTCAATATGGCCAAATACACTGAGTTCAGCGTCATTGGCTTTGGAGATATCCGCTAGTGCCTCACCTTCAATTGAATAGGATCCAAAGTCATCATGGATCAAACTAAATTCCGTGTCAGGTGAGAACTCGACACGCCATAAAATTAAGATCACTTTATCACCCGTAACGGTATCAATTCCCTTGAACAGCAAGCGATACTCATTGCCCATATTGTTAGCAATCGTCGTACGTGTTTTAGCACCGGCCTTAGCTGAGAATTTAACTGGCCCAACGATAGCTTCATTAAAAACTACTGTGCCATAAACAGCATCCAGTACATATTTATCAGTTGTGATAGCACTGTCAGAGCTGTCTTTAAAAGCCACCTCACTTAAATTGCGATGGCCTAAATCAACCATGGCACCAGCTTCTACGGCACCCAGACTAATATCAGTCAGCTGAGTTTCAGGGATTTCAATTGATTTACCACTTAGTATCATTTCCAAGTTTTGCTTAGTTACTTCTTCTAAAGTTCCTGAAATAGCCACTGCTGTTTGCTTACGTAATACTGCATCCTTAGCACGAAGGCCGGTTTTACTTTCATAGTGATCGGTTGATTCACTAGAAATTGCGATCTGTAATTCCGGTGTATTACCAACGGGCAATAACGCAGAAGGCACGCTATTAACCATCTTCGCCAAATGAAGCTCACCTTGAAGTGAAATTAAATCTGATTTAGCCATTACTTTTCATCCCCTGTGGTTTTCTTGGCTGAAGCAGCTGGCTTTGCTTCAGGGACTTCCTGAATCACGCCGTCTGCGACTAATTTTTTGATTTGAGCATCATCCAGTCCACCGACGAACTCACCCTTTTTAAACCGGCCTACAGGTTGTAGTGCCGTATATTGCTTTGCTGCCATAACTGGCTCCTAGATAAACATTTTTGATTCAAACACCAGAGTGATATAGACGCATGTTGGAGAGTAGTCCTCTTCAACTGCAATCAGGTTTAAAGGTCGTGCACTTGAAGCAGGCTGCCAACCAGATAATAATTCCAGGACTTGTTGCGTCAGTGCACCAGCACGATCCAGAACTGCAGAGCCATCATTAAGCTGTGCCGAAGCATGACGCTCAACCACCGTAACTTCCCATTGCTGGGCCAGCATGTTCATTGATGACTTTGCAACATCATCCAGCTTTCGGATACGGCGGTAATAGACCTGAGCATTTGGTGTAACCTGTGATAGCTCTGTGACATTTGCAGAGTTGGCCGGGGTATAAATCTTTTTAAGACCTGAAATCCCGTTGAGTTTCTCTGCAATTTCATCGCGCACCGCAAAGAAGTTTTTATCGCTCATCAGTTAAATGCTCCGCGATATCATTTAATACATCCTGCTCATCCTGTTCGGTCAAACCCAAAAATGGACGGGCTGGCATATTGATGATGTAAGCCTTACCCATAGATTCCTGCATGAAGTTAGAACACGATTTACGGACAAATCTGTTACCTACCGTGCCATCACGTCCCTGACGAAAATAGGTACGACGCATTCTGGCTTCATGACGTATTTCACCACCGAAGTGATGAATTGCGCCATAAACCACGTCAGTACCAATCTCTACTCCACTCTGCAGCACATTATGAGTAATGGAATCCATCAGCCGTGAGGTCTTACGCAAAGTGGTACCGCCTTCACGTTTAACTCGGCCAGACAAACGCCATTTCCCTTCAAGTCCTTCGCCCTGCGTCCATCTATTACGGATATTGCTTACTATTGTTTGGCCAATCGTATCGAATAGTCTCTGTTGCGTTTCTTCAAGACCTGAAAGACGATGGAGTACTTGCATTACTGCTGACTCACCATCAGCATCGATCTTTATTACAACACCAGCCATACCTCCTCCTTATTTAAATGAAGGCATCTTGTCTAGCGTTTCATCACCAAACACGCCCCCTACATAACTAGTTCCAATGGGCATTGTGGTAGGCCGGCCCTTGGGCTGATCATCTACAATTTCATTGGTTACGGTCTGGATCTGTAGATGTGCTTTTTCATCTTGTACCCGTTCAAGAAATTTAATCGCATCCTTATAACGGTTACGTACTTCTTCAGTGGGTTGCTGGTAATAAAGCCGGTAACGGGCAATATCACAGGCCATACGGTTCAGATTACTGGGCACATTGGGAAGAGGTAGGGGATAACGGCCACCGATATAACCGTTAATCTCTTCTGCTGCATCCTGAAGTGCTTCATTGATAGAAGCTGCTGCATCTGCATGCATCAGCTTTAGTTCTTCAATGTTATTAGCAAACCGCTTCACCATGTCTGCTTCTGTTGCGTACATAGATCACCTTATTTGGCTGCATCAGCATCCTGTTCAGCTGGCTTGTCACTGGTCTTAGACTTAGACGCTGGCTTGGTCTTTTCAAGCTCAGCCACTTTTGCCTTAAGTTCAGCGATTTCCTGCTCAGCCTTGGCTTTATCAGCAGCAGCTGTCTGATTGGCTTCAGTTAAAGTAGTATTTGCTGCTGTCAGCTCTGCATTGGCTTTTTCAAGCTCAGCCAAACGTGCTGCGGTACCATCTGCTTTAGGCTCTTCCGGCTCCTGATATTCTTCAATAGCCCCAGATGCTAAAAGGGCCTGAAGTTGTTTAGCTTCAAGCCCCTGGATTTCATCACCTGGCATAAAATGCCCGATGGATTGTTTTGCTGTGTACTTCGGCATTTAAGCCTCCTTATAGAGTAATGAAGCCACGGCCACCAACAACGCCGTTTTTGTTAGAAGGAACGACCAGTGGAGCAGATTCAGTCATCAGCATAATGCCGCTTGGATCTTCACAGTACCACTGACGGTCAAAGTACTGCTGAGCCACGCCATTAGCGGTCATGTTCTTAATCTTACAATGGGCCACCGAACCATTAGTATCCGAGATCAGACTGAAATAGTCTTTCTCAATGAAGCGGTTTACCTTACCCTTATGACGGTAGGTCGCATCGTAAACCCAGAACTCCACTCCATCAAAAGTACCTTTCAATGTCGGTTTCTGGCTTACACCGAAGCTTGGAGCAACTGGAACAGAGATACCTGCATATGGTGTCACAAATTCCTTTTTAAAATCTGCATCATTCCACAAAGCCTGCCACACCAGACCGGACATCAGCGCCATTTTTGCTTCACCACCATCTGCTTCGAGCTGACGTTCCAGCATACGGCGGATATCATCCACTGGCTTGGCACCTGCCTGTCCCCATGCCACAAGTGGCGTGTAATTTAGGGATGCATCACGCTCATAATCAACCAGGTTGTATTCATAATCATCGGAATGCAGCAGATATTTGCCATTTTTCAGAAGATCAATGGCCATCATCAGAACCGAGTTATCAATCGCATCGTGATTGCGTTTCATGACAGCAATTTGAGCAATTACCATCTTTTCCTGTTCAGAGAGCTGCTGGTTACCGGTAGAGATAATCCCCGCAGTGCGTAAACGCTCTAACAAGGCAATTTCAAAAGTATCTGCAGCAGTCACCTGATTTTTAGGTTTGTAGTATGCCGGTTTAACATGAGTTACTTTTGCAGACTGAGTAGTTTCAAATGGCTTACCTGGCTGATTTGGTGATACCAGCGGTGCCAGATCATGATCAGCAGAAAGCTCAGCTAGCGGCACATCATCCCGGGTAAACAGTGGACGGTTTGGAAACAGGCGATCCAGCAGCCATGTATCCATCGGACGGTAATTGCTATGAATGAGAGCAAGCTCACCCACATCAAGAAGTTCAAGCGGAGTACCGTCAATATTAAAAGACTGTGGCATGTTTATTACACCTTAGAAAGTTCGATTTTGTTTTTGGTTGCTTTGGCGCGGGCAGCATCATATTTCGCCTTGTCCAGCAACGCCCCATTTAAAGACACGGCCTCAACGTTAAATACACCGCCGTAATACACCGGAATTTCAATCCCGTCAGCCGCTTTAATGGTTGCTTCAGCTGCGGTAACGTTCTGGCCACAGATCACATCCCAGGATGATTCATCTGCAGCATGAGTCAGTACATTGTCATCTGACAGCGACAGTAGATCGCCGTAATTGTAGGCGGTACCGGCAGTGACCTTGGCATTGGCACGGCGCAGCTTTTCATTGTCGAGTACCAGTTTACGTGTGGTAAATGACACCGGTGGAACATAGTGAATAGGCATGAATTATTTCCCCTTGTTTTGTTCAGCGAAGGCTTTTGCACCTGCTGTGAATTGATGCTCCTGATTACCGCCCGATCCGCCTTGTCCTTGCCCACTTTGGCCACCAGTAGCCTGATGATTGAACAGGTAGTTCAGCGCAGGATTTACACTTGGTGTGTGTTGTTGCTGTTGCCCAGCTGGTGGCTGCTGCCCACCTGCAGAGAACTGTCGAAGCTGCTTTGCAGTAAAGGCAAAGACGGAATCATCCATATTGGTATATGTAGTTTTATCTTCAGCACTGAATTGTGTTTTAAGCTCTGTTTCTAAAGCTGCAATCTCATCAGCACGTTTCTGTGCTTTAAACTGTTTCAGCTCTTCTAGCGCATCATCACGCTCCTTTTCTGCCTGCTGTTTGGCCTGTTGTGCTTTTTCTAGTTCGGTCACGTCTGTGTCCTCTTCTGGTGGTTGATTGGAGTTAGGTTTGCCTGAGAAGGCTTTAATTGATGTATTCCGATCAGCACCAGTAGAGCAGATCGTGAATTCACGAATACGGTTGTTACGAAAAACGGCGATAGGTCCGGTAAATGACTGACCATTAACCACAACGGTCTGGCCTGTGTTTACCTCTTCAACTGAACCCGGATCAATGAACATGGACATTTGAAATGGAAACTCGTCATCAGAGTCCTGGACAATCTCCTTGGCCCGTTCATTAGTTAGGAAGTGTCCTTCTACATCGATCTTTCCATTGGTATCGACTTTTTTAACTACACCGATACGATTAGAGCCGAAGTGCTCTTCCAGCAATGCAGTAGGTGAATCAATTTCGATATCCTCAAGATCAAAGACCACACCAGTACGGCCCCAATACCAGTGACCATCTACACGTCCACCGCTATACGCCGTACCTTTAAATGTGCGCTTTTCTCCCTCTTTGGCCTGAGGTACCTCAATGGATGATGTATTAAATAGAAACTTCAGCCGCTCTTCATTTGGATCTGGCATTTTTCATGCTCCATAAAAAAACCGCCCCCATAAGGAGCGGTATGTTCAAATCAAACAATTAGTAATCAATAATCTTCAGGAACAGTGTAACCAAGTTCTATATTAATTAGTGATATGATAACCCCTGTCTCAATCTGTATTTCACTAAGATAAGGTTGTATCTTTTTATTAATTTTACTCATTTCTTCAATGATTAATTTATTTTGCTGTTCAATTTGATTATCAATATTTTTTTTCTCATTCAAGAGAGACTTCATACTTTCACTAATATGTTGCGCGTTACTTTCATATTTAAAGAAATCATCAGATAACTCCATGCTTCTTCTTTGAAATCTATCCAGCATTTCTCTTAGAGTTTTTTCGTAATTTTTTAAATTAATTAATTTTGGACTCTCAGCGATTATAGTAGAAGAAAGTACAGTATATTTATCATGCAAATTATTAAGTCTTATTGAGATAACTTTACTTGAAATTGTTTTAGAAATATTTATCTTCTCGCTTAATACGCTAAATTGATCAACAACCTGATTAAGACTTATATCTAAAAAACATTTTATTCTAAAAAAATTTTGAGCTTCACTTAGATATTTAACTAGTTCTATATATTGATCATGCTTAAATTTTAACTTCCTGTCTTTATCATTTTCTTCAGATTGATGTTTCATTTGCCTTTCAAGCAATTCATTCTGATGCTTTATCTGATCTTTAAAACCTTCAGCTTGATCATTAAGCTGTGTTTGAAATGCTTCATTTTGGTGCTTGAGTTGTTTATCTAATGCAATTTGGCTATTTTTATTAGTTAGATTTACGCCAAGTAATGTAATTAATGCGGCTGAGATACCAGCGATAACCTCATCACCAGCCTTGACATAATTTTTGAGTACCCATGCGAGAAGAATCACTCCAATAATACAAAGGATAAAATACCAGAGGTCAGTTTTGCTGCTATTTCTTTTAATGAAGGTAATCCATTTAGTCCACATTTCTACTAACCATATTTTTTAAAAAAATCTAATAGTTTTATTAATTTAGCATCCAATCAGCTTTTAGTACAAATTCAAATTAATTCTGATAATTTGATCAATACTTCTATAATTTATGCAATAGAAAAAATATCTTAAATTTTCATCTGTTTGAATCAACTCTGGTACTCTCATTAACCAGTCACTAATAAAATTCAAATTTGTCTAGATTCTACTTCTTGTTAACTATTTAGCAATGCAATACGCCGTGAAGCAATTAAGAATCACGGCGCTTTATGATTTGTTATTTGATATTAGTCAGTTAAGGCTTTCAGTGTATAGACCATCTGCCCTTCAATTACTTCAATCGAAACAACTTCAAAAGACAGTCCAATTGGAAATAAAACACCCTGTCCAGCATTTAGCTTATCCAGATCAACACCTAAACCTTTAGCATTCTCAATCTGAATCACGATGTTTGAGCCAGAATCTGCTAATAGTAATGGTGCATCTAGTGTAATGACCTTACCTACCTCCAATGATGCAGCGTAGGCTAGTGAAGCTGATCCGGCCACTGTAGTTGCACTATTTGATGCTACTGCCTGTAGCCTGCCTAAATCCTCCTTCAACCAGCGTTTAAGTACTTCCTCAGCCAGAGTGATAGGTGGCTGCTTTAACTGCGCCGTAAGAGCTGAATCATTACCCTGCACATAGTCCAAAAAAGTACGAATCGCACTTGGCCGGATATCTGGATCAAGTGGAATCACTGTATTGGCCACCACATCAAATAAGTCCCGGGTATTATCATCCATTGGAGCAAATAAACTGGCCAGCTTTTTACTTGCTGTCCACTCGGCCTTGATGATCTCTTTCTGCTCCAGCAAAAATGCTTTGTCCAGATCAGAATCCAGAATCTTCTGGTCCACCAGACCAGATAGATCGCCATAGGTCATTGGACTGGTACTCCACCCCATTTCCTCAGCCACTTCCGGTAGTTGATCATCTGGCGTAATACCATATTTTTCTGCCTGCTTTTCAGTTAATGCAATCACTGTACAGCGACACATGAAGCCCCACGGCGGGTAATACATGAGCCAGAATGGATCATCGATATGACGGATAATCCGGTTCAATGCCAGATGACTTGGACGGACCCGGCTATCATCGATAGCTGAATACATCAGGTATGGTCGTTTGTCTCTATTGCGTTGCTGCTGTTGCCAGCGTCCATGACTATACGCCGTCTGAATATTGGTCCTAAAAACATTCTTGAGATAAGGCTCACTTAGCTTGATCTCATTTTCAGCGACCAGTTTCTTAAAGTCCTCAAATGTCGAGCCATCTGCAATAGCCTTGTTTACGGCGGCAATTACACTCTGGATCTGTTCTATGCTCGATAAAAAACTGACCGTGGTGGCCAGTTGTCGTGTCTTGAGATCCAGAGAGTAAAACTCATCAGGCAATACGATTTTACGAGACCGGGCAAACTGTAAGGCCTCTAAGAATGTGACTGGCTTCATTTACCCTCACTTGCTGTCATATACCCCAGCACATCACCTGCATATAAAGCTCGTTCCAGATTCGCCGTGAACTGCGACTGATTGGCCTCAGGCATAAGCTGCATCAGATGAAAGGCCAGTTCTTCTGGCGTTTCACTCTTCTGCAGGAGCTCATTTACCTGGGCATTGCTTAAGAGTTCGATATTGCGCTGTGCATCAGTCAGCTCTTCTACTTCCTGCTGCTCAGGTGATAGCTTTCTGGTGGTTGCTGCAAAGCTAAAGGCTTTATGTGGTAAAGCTTTAAACTGCAGATCGGGTTGGTTCAAGTCAGTTACAGACTTTAAATCACCCTCTTGCAAGCCATACTCACGAATAAAGTAGTCATCCGATAAGTTTGCACCTGCATTTTTCAGGTGAACATCCCGTTCGGCCTGATCTTTATTAAGTGGTTTAGGCTTTTCACCTAGCATCACTTCATACTCACCCCAACCGTTTAAAGCGCATAACGCATTAACTACAGCTTGTAGTGTAGGAGTTACAAGTCGAATATCGGACTTGAGCTTATCCATCCGGACATTTTCATGTACTTGGCCAAGGCTGTAACTTCCTTTCCCATCCGTACTACTGGTAAGCGTCTGCCCTAATACAACTTTCTGAATCTGGCGAATCAACTGATTATTGAATGCTTCAAATGCTGCACCCGCTGAACCATTTGTTCCTGGTGCAGAGAGTATTTGCACATCATCCTCTATATCAATTGATAAGACACTTTGAGCATGGGCATTTAATAATGCTTTGCTCATATCATCCGTTTCAGTATCTTTACATTTACCTAATAAGATAGGTGTGCCGAAACGTTCCAGAAATTTAGCCCAGAATTTAAAGCCGTTCTGTTTAAAGAAGAATAACCAGTAGAGAGTTGCTAGGAGTGCTTTTCCGTAAGGCTGCTCATAAGAGGCTTTACGGCGTGTCAGGAAAAATTTGAATACCTGGTCTACCTCATGCTCACCGTTAATTCCATCTTGTCTATAAATCAAACGACCATCATTTTTAGGCTCAAACCACTGCATCGGCTTTTCACCAATCCACTGCAAGCCCACATAACCTTCGGGTTTAACTTCATATACAGCTTCTTGAACTGAATAACCAAAGAACAGTGCATTCATGGCACCAGTAGCAATCTCATGAAACCATTCTTTGAGTACCAAATTCAGCATTTCAGCTTCTTTAGTATCACCCGGCTCAATTCTGAGCGGTGTAGCAAGTAGTGCATCAATACGTGTTTCAACCACCTGTGCAATTTCATCATCATCGAGTAGCACACGTAACCTATGACGAGTAATACCAGCTTTACGGAGTACTTCATCTGTATCTGGTTGCTTGCCAAAGTTAACCAGAAACTGAGTAACGGCCTCTTGTGTGTATAAGTTACCATAAGACAAAGCCTTCTTTGACGCTTTGTCTTTTTTAGACTTTGCCATATTTGTTCCTTAATAAGTTCGACTTCCTGCACCTGCAGGTTTTTTACTACTTCTGCCTTTGATTAATGGTTGCAAACCATACCGTATACCATCCATATGATGGTTATTAAGGTCCAGGATATCTGGCAAAACATCACCAGCACGATTTACCTTGTATGAATACAGCTTGAATTCTCTTGCAGTTTCTGGACATTCAGGATGAATAACAATCTGCTTAAATTTCTTCATGAAGGTCACACCATCTTCAACCGATCCTGACCACTTGTCAGCTGCCTCAATTTTGAATCCTTGACGCTTCATATAGCTGATCGTTTCAGGACGTGAGTTATCAGCTCTAATCTTATGAATACGTGCACCAGGCACCTCATCAAAGAGATTTGGTAGATGATCAATTTCACAGCCCACCTGATGGGCCTCGTTACGAATATAGAGAATATCGTTATGAATAAAGATCCGGTTGAGTGTGGTTGGATCTTGTGAGAAGCCCCAGTCTGATCCGTAATACACTTCTGTCCAATCAGCATCAGGTTCAAACTCATCTACTACATAACGACCAGAGAAAATAATTGCTTGGCTAAATTCAAGATAAGCTCCGTGCCAAACATGCTCAAACATAGGCCATGCATTTTCATCACCAGCAGCTTGCATACGAATGGCACGCTTTCGATCTTCCTCGTATTCATCTATTAAGGTCTGTGGTGCAAATGGATTGTTGTTGATGTTTACTTCTATAACGATTGAATCATCTGGTGCAAATTCACCCCGTAAGAACTCATCAATAGGATCATCCTTAGATTCAGGATTCCATGTCGCCCAGATTTGTGAGCCTTCAGCACGCATTGTAGGTCGTAATAAACGGAGGGACTTGGCTGAGAGTCGATTGGCTTCCTCAATCCAAGCAATCTTAAAGCCTTCAAGTGATTTGATAGAGTCTGCTGTATGGTCCTGCATACCTTGGAATAGAATGACCCCTTCACCGCCCTTACGCTTTATCAAATCACGCTGTACATCAAATAAATGCGAAACGCCCAAGGCTTTGATCTTATCCTCAATAAGCTGCTTGCTCGAATATTTAATTGATTTTTGAATCTCACGGATACAAACAGCACGTAGATCCTTATCAACTACACATTCCTCTACTAATTGCTCGCCTACAAAATGAGACTTACCTGATCCACGCCCACCATATGCCCCTTTATATCGAGCAGGTTTAAACCATGGTTTAGACCAACGTGGGGTTTTGATTCTAAGCTCCACGCCCGGCCCTCCTAATCAACAAACACTCGAATAATCTTGATCTCTAAATCAGCACCATCTTTACCAGTGATTTCCTGCTTGGTCACACGCCCATCTGTTTCTTGAAAGGCTTGTTTCAGTAGATTTTGTTTTGCACGCTTATTCCGTCCAGAATCCTCATACATCTTTTGAAGTTCCCTTAAACGAAATGCTTTATTAGCAATCGCTATATCTTCGATATTTTCTCGAAAATCCTTGCGGGTACGCTCAAATAGTTCTGTTAGTTTCTTGCTTAGGTTTCTGCCTGAAAACTTTGTAGGGTCATAACCCTCACATTGTCTACGGTCAATCTCTATACCAAATCTTTGTTGGACAGCATCAGCTACCTGTTGAGGTGTTTCAAAGCAAGCAAGAGACTGAACTATAAAGATTTTTACAGGCTCTTTAAGTGCCGCCATAAATACCCCTTTGTCATGCTACGTCCAACAAGACAGGCAAAAAAAAGAGCCTTTCAGCTCTAACCAATCACACAGTTTCCACAACACGCAGCAATATTAGTTTCAGACACAAACGGCGCATTCTTCGCAATTTCCAGTAAACGCTTAACTGACTCATCAGCTCCCCAGCGTTTAGTCTCACCAAAGAACACCTCGACATCATGGCCAGCCAAGTAATGCTTTGGTAAGCCGGTCATATCGCTATAAATGATTTCGCCATCCGGATCACGTTCAACACCAATATGATAAAGTTCATGCTCAATCAAACGACAGAACTCCCGATCATTAGAGTTTTCACAAAAGCTTGCATCTACTGTAATGAGATAAACAGGCACATAGCCGAACCAGTCCCGCATCTGTTGTTCCTGTCTAGCCTTCTTCCAGCCACCTTGGTTGAACATTACCTTTTCACATTGGCCAAGTACCATTCTCTTTTTTGCTACTGCCGCAGATGAAGCCCAAGCAAATGCCAGGAAGGTTTCATCATCATGAAGCAGCTCAGCGATATGATCATGGTCCGGATTGTGCAGCTGGCCACCCAAGGTTAAAAAGTTTTTAAGCACCCATTCTTTTAATTCAACGGCGGGTGCCAACCGGATTGCTTCCTCTTCCTCTGCCTGATCAATCAGTTCCGGCGGCGGGAATGGTCTGAACTGTCCTATCATTCATTCGCTCCAGTTCTTTTTTAATCCAGTTAATGACATGGCCTGAAAGTATTGAATCAGGATGAAAACGTTCGAACGTATAACCAAGTTCTTCTGCATGGTCATAACGATCCATGCCCCATGCTTTATTGGCCAGCTTACCCCTGCGTCCACCAGACCAAGGACCGCCTTCAATCTCAATCAGCAGTCGCAGCTTTACAATATGAAAATCAAATCGCCAGTGCTTAGTGTTTTTAAACTGAAACTTTCGCTCATACCCAATTGAGTGTTCTTCTAGTTCTTGAAAAAGGGTTTCTTCAGCTTCGAGATATTTTTGAGTTGCCTTAGGTAATGGCTTTGCTCTTGGTACCTTTTTTAAGGGCTTTTTTTTGGTTAGAGCTTTGTACTGGTCGGCATCCATCTTTAAGTCTTTCCATCTTTTCCAAAGCTAAAAAAAATCGCTCATCAATGTGAGCGATCTCTTCTTTTGTTTTATCTCTGGTATTCACACAACCAAAATGATTAGCTTCATGTTTTGCTTTAGTAATCTGGTCTCTTAGATCCATAGCTCACCCATGTATAAAAGAAAAAACCCCACTAATATCTAGTGAGGCTTTCTATACCAAAAATTGGCATTAACAACTCTATTTACCTATCTAACAGGTTTTCTTTTTAGTGATTTTAAGTGGGCAGTTATTGCCTCACCATTATTCTCAAGCTTAGGTCTAGGAGCAGGAGTTCTTGCGGCCTCAATACTTACTTTATCAATTATTGTCGCAAACATAGCTGCCAACCAGAGTACAAACTCATCCCTTACACGGCGGCTTGGCATTAAACTCATATCAATCCTTTTACCATTTTTCTTGTCTATCTCCTTACATAGCTCATCAAAATCATTAAAATTGTATTTAAATCTAATCCCGCTACCTTTAATTTCTTTCTTAATTTCTATTAAAAGAATATCGATATCTTTATAGCTGTCGCCCTGAAATCCATTTCTTTTATGAACTCGATCATAAACCGTTTCTGCTATTTGAATATATTCCTTCATTATTATGCCTCTTAATCGTGCATTGAGCCTTATTTATATGTGACCCGAATCGAGAAAGGAATAGCCAAATTGCTTATTTTGTTTATCTTTCTAGAAAAATAACCATAGAGAAATCTCTAAAAAGAAAAACTGCATTAACTTCGGTTAATGCAGTTTCCAATTCGTATTGAGCTTAAGCAGAGTTATTCAATTCTCTTTCCAGAAAGTGACATACAGATTGAACTCTGATTTGATTAAGAATGCACTAATCATAAGCGCACATCCGATAGAAAAAATAAAAACATTTAACTCAAGCAAACCCACCAGTCCCAAGGTAAACCCAAGAATAGACAATACATAAAACAGTGTTACACCCAAATATTCACTCATCTTTTACACCAGGAGAAAAGTTGCATTATGCAAATTTAAAGCCGGCATATTTACACCAATAAGCACCTAAATAAAATAGACGCAGGAGTTCAGTTCACAAAAAACCACCGTTGGAGTGACCTCAATCTTTTGGTTGGTGAATATCGGTCTGAGAGCCATGCCATTTTATCACTCTGTAAAAACGAAAAAGCCCGCAAATGCGAGCTTTTAAATTCTTACCGAGCGATCAATTTATAAAACGCCCATTTTAGAAATCTTTATACTCAAGTGTATACCCAACTGTCAAGCATGTTCAGTAATTTCCGGCTCATAATAGAATGATCTTGCCAAGCGATCTCGTATAGTTGTTTCCCACTCCGCCACAATAGACTCTCCCAATAACTCATATTTGGAGTAGCTTTTTGAATAAGCCATCTTGGTAATACTTAATTTTGCGATATTAATCTTTTCATTCAGAGTATATGGCCGTTTGCCTGTACCTTCGCACTTAATACAAAACTTTGAACCTGACGTACAACCTTCACTATTATAAACCTCAAGTTTTCCGATCCCTTGGCATGCTCCGCACATCGCCTTAACGAAAAGATGGCCACGCAAAACTACCTCAGCCATTCCTTTTGCTATGTTACTTAAATCACCTTGGCAGTTATTCGGCTTGAAGTTATTTTTGATCATTTCTTTATGGATCTGGCCAGCCAGAATATTACGTACACGGAAAAAATCACCAGAGCTAATTTCACCCTGTTTAAATTCTACTTTCCCCGGTTTATCTGCAATACGACGTTCAATCGTATATTCAGGTTTATATCGACTCTGCTTATAAATAAATTGCGGCTCAGCAGGTGTGATAATCGCGATACGTTCAAAATCTACCTTTTCTACCAATAATGAAGCCCAAATACGTGCATGCGGTTTAAGCAAGGCTATTTCCCCCAACACAATGTCTTTTGAAATCTTTTTACCATTCCCTGCACCATTGGCGATAGCAAGGCGTAAAAACTCTAAAAAATCAAATTTCTCAACTAACATAATCGCCTTCCTATACTTCCTGAACGTCAATATTTAAAACTGTTTTCATCAAATGCTTCTTGTTGCGATAGCTCGCGGTTTTACGTGTTATTGCAGACTTCACATCTTCAACTACGAACTCTCCAGCTGCTGTGTAGTAAGTAAAATCTGCAAAGTATCTCAATGCTGGTTTTGCTCTTTTCTCTCCTGCAATTCTGGTTTTAGGTGCCAGCTCAAAGCACTGGTGATGTTTGAGCTCGCGGATCTCTTTGTGCTGCTGCATAGCTTTAAGCTGTATGTAACGTTTAGCTTCTTTCTTGCTATCAAAATTGAGCCCATCTATTTCCACTTTTACGGCGTTGAACTTGTTCTTTTTGGCTTTAGCAGCAGGCTGACTACCACCTCCATACTTTTCTCTATACTCAGCCGCCGAAATGCTTGTCATTGACACCTCTTAAAAGCAAAGGGGTATAAACACTAAATTCACTATCCTGTAAGGCTTCCTCTACTTCACCAATTAGTCCTAAGGTTTCATCCTCAATCATGAATTTACCGATACATAAGCGATTGTCACTGCATACGCTTAAAGCCTTACTAATCTTCCTGTCAGCCTCAACAGCCTTCTGCAACAACACTGTATTCTCACGACGACAACACTTAAGCTCACTCTGCAGCTGCTCGGCCTCTTTCTTCATTTCGATATAACAAGACTCCATCCGATCCGTGGCGGCTTGAGCCAGTTGAACCTGTTTCTGCAGCTTTGCAATTTCCTTGTCTTTGAGAATAAGTAGACTTTGATTAACCAGAACTCTGGCCAATAGCCCAACTTCTAATTTTTTGATCACACCCCACCCCCTAATCGAGCATCAGCCCAATTGCATTCGACCACTGTCAGGCTACCCTGCTGAAATCTGGACCATAAACGATCTCCCAAATCTGAAATCAGTCCAGGTATAGTTTTTCCGGTGCCATCTTTTGTGTCATACAATGTCATGTTTGAAATCAGCATGGTTGGTTTCATACGGTCATAACGTGCATATAAAACTTTATGGACCAGTTCACGGCGCTTATCCCGATCATGCAATCCGTATTCATCCAGGATTAGCAGGTCATACTGGGTAAATTCATGAATCACTGATTTCTCGGTGATGTCCGGATTCTTTTTATCCCATGCATCCATGATCCGCTGCGCCATTTCCTCACTGGTGATATAACGGGCATACATGCCCCTGGTGAGTAGCGTACGTGCTGAGGCACAAGCCAGATGAGTTTTTCCTGTACCGGTTTTGCCAACCATCACAAAGTTATTTTTAACGCCGTTCAGGATGGATTGAACGTAAGAGACAGCACTGTTTACTGCGTTCTGCTGACCTGCATGTCTAACGGTATAATTCTTGAACCGTGAACCTGCATGACGTTCTGGAAGCGTAGCGCCAGCAAAATGCTTTTCACGAACCATCTGGTCTACTTCGTGCTGACGGTTCTGATTTTGTTGATTTACCAATTCAATCGCACATTGCGGGCAGATCTGGTTTGGTCCAGCTTTCACTTTTGCAATGTTGTGTTCAGTGCACTGTTCCTGGACGCTTTGAAGTTCACCTGTGAGCATAGCCATAGCGTTCATTCAAAGTCCTCCGGGATTTCAACCTGTTCCACTTCTGCGTATTCAACAGCTGGTATTTGATTCCATGCTTCGTTGACGTTCAGGTTTGTATTAGTTTTCTGGTTACGGTTTTCAGAGGATCTGGTTTTTACAGGAGGTCTCTGAAAGCTACGTTTTACCCATTTCACAAAATTCATGTACATCTGGGTATCTGTGATTAGCTCAGCTTTGAGTTTTGTTTCGTAGTGAGCGTTGATTTCAAGAAGCAGTTCTTGAACCAATGATTCAGTCATTGGCATAACGCCTGAACGTTGCAACCATGCGTTGAGCTGATCGATATTTGGAGTCCAGAGATTTAAGACCTCATCCACTGATTTTTCAGGCGGAACCTGTGTATGTATATTTTTAATATTTTCTTTTAAATATATTTCTTTTACAGGGTGACATGCCATGTCACTGGTGGTAGTAGCATGTGATGTCACTGGTGCAGTAGCATGGCATGTACCCGGTACATCAGATGCAGCTACATGGCGTGTCACTGGTTTTGAGTTTCTACCAGTAGCATGAGATGTTACTGGTTGCTCCTGACCACTAACATGGGGTGTTACTGGTTTAATAGGTAAGCGGTTTTCGAAAGTAAGGCTGTAGACATTAGTTTTTCCAGTTTCTTTATAGATACTGACCAGTTGATACTTAGCCAACTCAGCCATATATTTGCGTATGGTACGGTTATCTCTTATACCGGTAACTTTCATCACTAATGCCTCACCCATGGATTTTTGCTCCAGGTGAAAGCCGTTGATGTGGCGATTTAAGAAAATCAGGCACTTGATAGCCTCGCCACTTAACGCAGCCAGATAACCTTCATCACAAATAAAATTAGGGAGGTCTGTATAGCCCTCTTGCTTTTGTGTAGACATTCGAGCCTCTCTAACTGGTTGCTGAGGCTGTTTAAACGGGATTACTTGAGCTGCTGTCATACTTCACCCGCCTTAGGCTTCACATAGCCTCCAAATGCCTCAACCGTTCCTGACTTCACAAGGCTTGCTACCACTTCATTGGCGAACCAATCATTCAGACGGCATCGTCGAGCCAGCTGCTCAGCCAGATCAGTTTTTCGTACTGCGGCGTTGTTTACGTCCTGATTACGGACACGCAGATTGTTTTGATTACGCTTAAACAGCTCATCAAGAATTCCTAAAGCCGGGTCATAGAAAGACTGCACTTGCTGTAAGTGTCTATAATCAGCATCAGCGTTATTAATTGCAGAGTTCATAGGGCCTCCTGCTGTAGTGAAGACACGAACAGAGCTACAGGTTCGACAAAGCAGCGTTTGGCCTTACGACTTTTCAAAAGAGGTTTAGCCATTGAACTGCTTTTATCCTGTTTCAGATCAACAGGTTTGCTATTGCTAGCGAGTTCTGATAAATTCTTTTTCATAATTCATGCCTGTATGAGTTAGAAAAAGCCTGATTTCGCACGTCAGGCTTTTTCATTTTTTACGGTTTGTGTAGTAGCGGTATATTTCTGCATTTGCTTGTAAGCTGCTTGATCAGCCGCTTTAGCAAACTCAATAATTCGTGTAAAAATACCGTGAATCTCTTCATACTCTGCCGGTGTAATCACACCATCTTCATAAGCTTCATAGACTTTCTGGTTGGCCTGCCCGTTACAGATATTTGCCTGCATCATGGCCTCGATCACAGATAACTCTCGATGCTTGTCGCCTTCGCAACCTGTCGGGATTAGCGCGAGATTCAGCTTATGGGCCCATACTTTAAGTACCGCCGGGTTTTCTGTGTATTCGAGCATGGCCTCAAATTTTTTAAGACTCGGCTGATAATCCATATTCGGATTGCCGTAATTCAGAACGGTTTTATGAGAGTCGCCGATTACTTCAGCGATCTGTTTTGCATCAATACCTGGTGTGTGACGGATCATCTTATACAGTGCAGCTTGTGCTTCTTTGCTAAATTCCATATGTGAACCCTTGTTTTTATTCACGTTTACTTGTGGCGATATTTAAGGAAAAATATTAAGCAGCAGGTTTAATCTTTTGCTCGTGTAGACGCTTCAGACCTTCAGCAATTGAATAAGAAATTCGCTTTCCTTTTTTTCCGGTTTTTAAATCGGAAATATAGTTCTGAGAGCATGAAACACTTTCAGCAATTTGCTGTTGGGTCATTGCTCCCTGCTGCTTATCAAGCAAATCGTTAATTAATTGACTCCAATCAGTCATTTTGTTAGCTCCGATAATTGCTATAGTGATAATTTATCTTTATTGCGATATTTAATCAACCGCCAAAGCGATACTTTTTTGTATCACAATAGCGATATTGATAAAAAGGATATTAAAAATGTCGATAGGTAACCGTATTCGTACCTTGCGCCGATCGCTTAACCTTTCCCAACCTGAATTAGCCAAGCTTGCAAAGGTGGGACAATCAACTATTTCTGATCTTGAAAATGATAAGAAAGGTACTTCTGCAGAAAAGATGGATTCTATTGCTGCGGCATTGGGCACCTCTTCAAAATACCTTTTAACTGGTAAAGAAGAAGTAACTAGCAAAACAAGAAATGAAGAAGAGTTCTTAAAGAACTCTATTCCGCTTGATGATCAAGTAGAAATTAAGTTTTTCGAGGATGTTGCTTTTTCATGTGGTGATGGGTCATTTGTTGAGGCGCTTGAAAAGGAAGCTAAGCGAATAACGGTAAGTAGTACACCGCTAAGGGAGCGAAATATTAATAGTAATAATTGTGTAGCAATGCCGGCCACAGGAGACTCAATGTTTCCAACAATAAAGGATCGGGATATTGTATATGTAGATATAGATAGGAAAACAATAAAAGATGGAAAAGTATTTGCAGTCTGTCATGGCGGATTGTTTAAATTTAAAAGGCTTTATCAGTTACCTTTGGGCGGTGTGCGAATCGTCAGTGATAATGCTGCAGAGTATCCAGAAGAGCGACTAACTGCACAAGATATTATTGACCAGCAATTTGAAGTAATAGGTTGGGCATGGTCTTGGCAATCAATGGAAAACTGGTAAGGAATATAAAAACTTATTTTCCAGTAAGCAAGATTTTAATAACCAAGATCTTGAAAACTAAATAATAATTTAATGGGGTGTTTATGGAAAATTTTATTCAGAGACTTAAAAGTCATATTGAACATGTAAAAAAAGTTGGTGAGCACTGCACCACAGAGGAAACAACTAAACAAGCATTAATTTTACCATTACTTGATATATTAGGATTCAATCCGTACGATCCAACAAAAGTATTGGCTGAATTTGCCGCAGACTTTCCTGGTGTTAAAGCAACAGAGCGTGTCGATTATGCATTGTATTGCAATGGACAACCTGTGATGTTTATCGAGGCTAAGCCATTTGTTGCTAACCTAACTAATCATGCTCCTCAGTTATCAAGGTATTTTAATAGCAGTCTCGGTGTAACCATTGGAGCGATTACAAATGGTAGAGAATGGCGTTTTTTTACAGATTTAATAAATACAAATGTAATGGATGAAAAGCCATTTCTAACAATTGACTTCACCAAAGCTAATCCCGAAGATTTAACCCAACTGGCAGAATTTAAACATGATAACTTTCATGCAGAGAAATTAAGATTTTTTGCTGAAGAGAATCAATATATTCAGCAATTCAAAGCCGTAATTAAAAAGAGCATTAATGAGGTGGATATTGATTTTGTTCGATATGTTGCTCAACAGGCAAATATTCAACGACAACTAAATACTAAATTTCTTGAGTCTATACAACCATTTGTTAAGCAAGCAGTGCAGCAGGCAATTAGTGACACAGTAGTTAAAGGACTATCTTCTCCTACAGTTATTACAGCACAACCAGTTGAGCAAAAAATAGTTGAGCCTAAAGCAAAAGAAATCATAGAAGAAAAACCAGACTTTATTGTGAATCCAGATAATGAAAAAATCATTACAACAAAAGATGAGCAAGAATTATTAAGAATAGTGAATGAATTACTTCCTGGTGTTGCTTTGGAAGGTAGAGATACTGAAAGTTATTACTCTGTACTTTTTCAGGGTAAGACAAATAGATGGTTGTTTCGTTACGATGTAAATCGAAAACGACATACTATTCAATTTATTGTTCCTATTGATGATTTACGTAGAAGCGAACTAGAGCGAGCGGGTTTAGAAGTTCAAAATAACGGACAAATTTTCCTAGAAAAGCCAGAATATATATATCGGATGGTGGGGGTATTAAAAGATAGTCTTGAGCACTGCATGAATGATGAAAATTTTAAGCGTACTTCTAGCTAGTAAACTTAAAAATAAAATAAGCCGCTATATGCGGCTTATTCGGCACTGGGGAGTATATGGAATTTAGTGATTATATTGTTTATGTTGATGAAAGTGGTGACCATACCGTAAATGGATATAACGCAAAATATCCTGTTTTTGTCTTGGCTTTTTGTATTTTTCATAAAAGATATTACACAGAAACAGTAATAAAGAAACTAGAGCAACTTAAATTTAAGCATTTTGGTCACGATATTATTGTGCTGCATGAAAGGGATATTCTTAAAGGCACAGGAGATTTTAAAAATTATTCATCCAAGAATCAAAAAGAAGCCCTCTTAAATGATCTTACTGAATTAATGCAAGAAACAAATTTTATCTTAATCTCATGTGTTGTTAGAAAAGACATTTTAATTCAAAGATATGCAGTTCCCAAAAATCCATATTTTATTGCTCTAGAATTCGGCTTAGAGCGAATTTATAAATTTTTGGTGGAGAAAGATCAGCAGAATAAAAAGACGTTCATCATATTTGAACAACGAGGGTTGCAGGAAGATAGGGATTTAGAGCTTGAATTTAGAAGGGTCTGTGATGGAAATAATTATGAAAAAATCTGCCTTCCATTCGAAATCAAGATGGCTTCAAAAAAAGTAAATTCTTCAGGATTACAGATTGCTGATTTGGTTGCACGCCCTATAGGTAATCACGTCTTAAAACCAGAACAAACTAATAGAGCCTTTGATGTATTGAAGTATAAGTTTTATAGCGCGAATGGCCGTAAAGGAGCCGGGATTGGGTATCACGGCTATGGCTTAAAAGTATTTCCCAAATAACAAATAAACAAAAGGCCCTAACATAACGCTAGAGCCTTTTGCCGACTGGGAATCCCCGGTCCATGAATAAATTATAAAGTATTAATAAAAGTTAATCAAATACAGCGAATCTAAGCGACTCAATAAGAGGAGAAAATAATGCTACTTGACAGGCAGTTACAATTAGAGCTCATGAGTAAAATGGCAGAAGTCTATCCATCTCCATATGATTTTTCAGACCAGATAAAAAATTCAAATGAAGACCAACTTAAAAGAATTTATGCCAATCTGTATTACCTGCAATCTCACGAATTGCTTGAGCCTAAAAGCATTCATGTACGCTTTGAATTAGGCGGATCTGGAAGTCATCTATTTACCCTTGGACTCCCTCGACTAACTCAGAAGGGAGCGGATTTTATGGCGAATGATGGTGGTTTATCCGCCATATTGGGTGTCGTCACGGTTAAGTTCGAGGCCGACCAGCTCAGAATGATTTTGCAATCAAAAATTATGGCAGCAGACTTACCTCCTGCTGATAAGCACAAATTACTTGATGGGCTTCGAGCGCTTTCTGCCGAGAGTATAAAACACCTGACAACGAAAATTGTGGACTTGGGCTGGGATAATCTAGGGACACTAGTTCGGATAATTCAAAGCAGTATTTCTTAGATATTTGTTTGAATTTTAGATAGCCGATAGGTTTGGTGTAATCGCCAACTGGTACAAAAAACTCATCGCCCTCACAGGGAAAATTCTCAAGATAAAGCTGAGTTGAGTCTGGGTGAAGTCGATTTTCTATTAAAACAAGTGATTCTAATTTCATAAAAATACCTTTGCCGCATACCCGAGCGGCTCTTTGATCGGGTGGAGAAATGAATGGCACGTTCAAAGTGTGGTAGCTGTGGATCGCATAGTTTTGAGCTTTCAAGCCAAAATTTAGGTGAGTCAGATCTTTTGTTTTGGTTTGTACAGTGTTCCAATTGCGGGGTTCCTATTGCCGTAATGGAGCATAATCATATTGGTATTAAACTAGATCATATTGTTAAGCGATTAGATGATCTGGAGATCGGAATTGGTTTAACTATGCAGTCTGTAATCTCATTAAAAAAGAGAAAAAAATAACTACTCTTTACCTAGGGCATATGAACCATTGAAGCGATTATTACTATCGCTAATTTTTTCAGTAAGTGTGCGAAAACTGCTTACAGTAATCTTTTGGTTATCAAACACAAAAGCTTCTGCAACTTTAATATATTCCTGTATAAGTGCATGGTCATGCATGCCTGAGGCAACATAAGCCTTATATAATTCAGCTCGAAATTTTTTTTTGCTCATTTAAAAGACTCCAAACAACCCACCCCAGCGGTGGGTTTTCTTTTGTCTATTAAAGCATAGAAATATACAGATTCAAGATATTTATCTTTTTCGCGATATTTTATCTCTATCACTATTGACATAAATATATCGTTAATGCGATATTTACTTCGTACCCAATAAAAAAGCCCGATGGACTGGAAATCAAACGGGCTTTTCTAACACAACGAGGCAATTATGAAACAAAAAGCTGTTAAGAGTCAAACAACTCAGATCCTCTTTCAAGAACCTACTCAGGAAGAGATGTACGGTAAACCGCGCTCAATCTTCGCTGACCTTTGCACATTCCTCTTATTGTTAAGCCTAATCATTGGCTTAGTCGCAATGCTCCGCAGCTGTGCAGATGATGTAGCAGATGACCAGATTCAAGCCCATGCCTATAACGCGAAGTTCTCTCAAGAATCTCAACTGGTTCAAGTTGTGGAGGCTCGCTAATGACAACTTCTACTCAAACATTCTCTGAATATTTAGGCGGCTTTGAGCAAGGTCAAATGGTCATGCGTCTTGGTCATACCGTCTACGTTGAACAAGGCAAAGATATTTTTGCTGAAGACCGTCAAACCGGTGAGCTTGTAAAAGTCACTCTTGAAGAGCATGTGGCCAAACCCTGGATTCGTAAAAACTTCGAACGTGAACGCGCATTCCAGCGCCGCAAGGCTTTAGCAATTGGCCTGCAAAAATCACATATCCCATCGTATGACCGCAAAGCATATAAGCGTCGTATGGGCTGGGTTGGATCGAGATAAGGGGAAATATCATGGCGATTAATATTATTCCAGCGGATCAGCCGCTACTGGTACAGGCCATTATTGTTTATCTGTATGCAGATCCGGGCCTAGGTAAAACTTCAATTGGCTTTACAGGCGATAAGGCTATTTCTTTTGACTTTGATAAAGGTTCACATCGTACTGGTGAACTGCGTCGCGGTGCAGTTGTCCAGGTGAATCAGTGGGCTGACGTGGCCAATCTGACTATGCAGGACCTGGAACCTTTTAAGACCATTGTAATTGATACCGTTGGTGCAATGCTTGAAAGCATCAAGACACATCTGATGCTGAATACTACCAACAAACAGAAAGATGGCTCACTGAAACTTAAAGCCCAAGGCTTAGCTAACAATATCTTTAAGCAATATGTAAATACCCTGATTGCCTCAGGTAAAGATGTGGTTTTCATCGCCCATGCATCAGAAGATCAGAATGGAGATCAAGTGATTTACCGGCCAGATCTAGGGGGTAAGAACCGCAACGAGCTATATCGTATTGCAGATGTAATGGGGTATCTCACTACTGTACAAACGGGTGAAGGTAAGCATGAACGGGTAATTAGCTTTAGACCATGCCCTACTCACCATGCCAAAAATGCAGGTGGTTTAGGTGGTGAAACTGGTGAGGTCTGGGTGCCTGATTTGAAAGCGAACCCATCTTTTCTGGCGGATCTGATCAAGCAGGCGAAGGATCATATTAACATCATGACACCTGAACAACTGGCAACGATGAAGGCTCAGGAAGATTTAGACAACTGGATTCAAAGCTGTTCCGAAGCTCAGTATGCCAGCGATTTAAACCAGCTCACTGAAGCTATCGATGATAAGCACCAGTATTACAAAAATATGCGTATTGAACTGGTTCGTAGAGCTATGGAACTTAAGTGTAATTTCGATAAACAACGTAATGCTTGGGTAGATCCAGAAGAATTCTTTGGTATTGATGACCAGCAACTGGCCGAGCTCCAAGACTTCATTGATAAGCGTGGACTGGATGCGAAAACCGTGTGTGAACATCTTGGTATTGATGCACTTAACCAAATAGAAGCCAAACGCCTGTCAGACATTCAGCAAGAAATTGAACAAATAGCAAAGGAAGTAATTGCATGAATATTTTAAATAGCAAAGAAGCGTTTGAAGCAATGATGGCTGGCCGCAAAATTATGTGCCGAGCTGTTGGTGAATTGGTGGATTTCGATGATCTGGATCGTTTCCCTGCTACGGTTTTCGCAATGCCAGGCCATGAGTTTTGCATCAAGATTGAAACCATTAATGTTGCTGGTACTACGTTCACCAAGCCTCTAACGCTTGATGATGTTCGTGAGGGACAAGACATTTATGTTATCAACACTTATGGCTCATCAATCTATGCTGTTGAATTTGGAAAAATGACTTGTACCGCACTCATTGATTCTATCAATAGCGGATTTGCACAACGTGATGTTGAAAATGCAAAGCTTCATTTACAAGCTTTATCTAAGATTTTAGGCCATGAATTAACTGGTGATGTACGAGTTGTACGACTTGGTGATGAGGAAAAACCTAAAAAGAAACGCTCAACCAAAGTTAAAAGTGAGGTGGACCAGACCAGCGAGCCTGCTGGTCCAGGTGACACCATACCGAATATTGAAAATTCGGTTGAATCTGAGCCTGTTCAAGCTACAGAAAAATGGATAGAACCAGAAGAACTGAAAAAGCAGTACTTACTTCGCTTGCATAAGCTCACTACTGCAGAAGAAGTAATGCAGCTGCGTTATGAAATAAATCCTGACAATCGCTTAAACAAAACTCAGATTACTTATTTAAACGTAGCAGCTGAGCAGCAGATAGCGAAAATTGAAAAAGATGCAGCTGAACAAACTACTACACCAGCAGAATTTGAGCCTGAAAATATCAAAAACTCAACATCCAATGATGTTGAAGAAAAGACATTAAGTGTAGATGAGCTCAAGCGTTTACAGAAGGAAGCTGAGGCTTTAGTTCAAGAAAAAAAGCAAACTGCTGAGGCTCCTGAAGAACCTATTCATATTTTTAGTGCAACTAAGCGTGACCAGATGATTGAGCACATTTTAAATCTGAACACGACTGAAGCATTAGAGAAGTATGCACCGGCTATCACTGCGGCAAAGCCTTCAATGCATCCTGAGCATCATATTGCTGTACTAAATGCTTACTCAAAACGAAAGGTCACTTTAGACCAGTTGGATCTGCTGTCTACTGATGGAGTACAGGAAGCATGAGATACCAGTATTCCTCTATGACTCGGATTCTAACCGTATACGGCTGCAAGATGGATCACATCTTTACCAATGTCGGCCTGTTTGAAATTGAAGCTCTTATCACTAACGCAAAATTTAAAGAAGCCAACTGGAGAATGTAATGAAAGATTTAATTAAAGAAATCCACAGTCAAAATGTTCAAGCCGGATGGTGGACTAATCTGGAAACAGGTGAAGATCTGACTTCTAAAAATGGTGAAAAACCTAAACGCAATGTTCCTGAAATGCTATGTTTGATTCATTCAGAAATCAGTGAAGCGATGGAGGGCCATCGTAAAAACTTAATGGATGACAAACTTCCTCATCGCTCAATGCTTGAAGTTGAACTGGCGGATGCCGTGATCCGTATTTGTGATATGGCTGGTGGTTTGGGCTTGGATCTAGAAGGTGCAATTCAAGAAAAGCTAGAGTTCAATAAAAACCGAGCTGATCACAAGATTGAAAATCGTTTAACTGCTAATGGTAAGAAATTCTAAATGAGTTACTTCTCTACTTAAATAAAAAAGTAGAGAAGTTTTGAGTCTTAGTTTTCTATTTTAATAAAAGATTGGTGATGTGATGGATATCAAAGAAAAGCAAGCGAGCTGGGCAGTTGAAAGACCGTTATTTGAAGCTGAATTTATTCACTCTCATCTTTTACCCTTTTTCAAATTTAATGAAAACACCGGTGATTACGAAATTAAAAGTGAGTGTGTGAGCAATACTGATGATGAAGATCGAAAGGTTGCTTATGAAGCGTTGAATACTGGCTGGGCAATGTGGCTACGCGCAAAGCGGACCAGTAAAGCGGTGCCGAAAGGGTTTGCTTTATTGCCAAAAATACCTAGTGAAAAATTAATCTACGAAAAATTAGAACAAATTTTTCCATGCAGCTTTTGTCATGATAGCCCTGATTCATGGAAACGCACATATATCAAAGTTATTGAAGCAGCACAGGAGCCAGCCAATGACTGATTTCAATCAGATAAAAATCAAACTAAAACTGTCAATCGGTTTTCCTGTAGCTAATCGTGAGGAAGAAACTTTTCTAAGTGAGCATATCTCTGAAGAAGAGTGGAATAAATTGGGGTTTTTTGAAAAAGATGAATTTATTCAAAATGAAATTCTTCGCGAATGGGCATACGACTATATAGAAATGTCGGCATATATCGAGGACGAAGCCAATGACTGAAATTCAACAAACAAACATTGCTGTGGCGAACTTCATTATTGATGAGTTGTACAAAGAGAAGCCGTTCGATCTAATTCTCACGCCTCAACAATATTCATCATTTTTGAATATCGTTGAGAATTCGCCTACTACTGGTCTTAGCTATCGTTCATGGCAAGAGGGTGAATGCTTTTTAGTTGGTGTAGATAAATCCAATGTAAACCAGATCTATCACAAGCTCAGCAGCTACATCGCAAAACATGAGCATTCTAGAAACACTATAGATAGCTTTATTAATGACGGCGGTTTTGACCAAGCATTTAAAGATGTATTTGATTTGCCCGACTCAGTTAAGCAAAGTTTAAAGGAGGTGTCATGATGCGAGTAGAATCTGAAAATAACTTGCTCGAAGCCATTTTTAATGAAATGCAAGAGATTAAAAAGGCTTTTCATGCTGATGAAGATCGTCTTTTAAAAACGAGTGAAGTGGCAAAAATGACCGGAATAACCAGAGCTTCTATTATTAAAATGGTTGAAGATGGGAGCTTTCCCGAGCCTGATTGGGTGAGTGAAAGTGGCTATAAGCGCTGGTGGAAGTCCACTATTTATACATTCTTTAATAAGAAACAAGCCCTCGCATCATGAGGGCTTTATTTCCGTAAACTTTTTGTCTCTTGATGCAATAAATTGAGCTTTAAGTTCATCGCAATAATCTGACCATCTTTGCATCATCACACGTCTTTTATCTAAGTGCTTAGTCCGGTTATATGCCCTGCCGTGCATGTCACGCACCTGGTGTGCAAGCTGCTGTTCAATAATATCCAGTGGAAACTCCAGAACCTCATCTAATAATGTCCGGGCAATTGCTCTAAAGCCGTGGCCAGTCATATCCTCTTTACCATAACCCATACGGCGCAATGCCATATTAATAGACATGTCAGAAATCGGCCGATGCTTGTCAGAGCGTGAAGGAAAAACGAAGTCTGAATTATTCGTAAAATTATGAGCTTCTTTTAGAATTGCTATAGCCTGTGTAGATAAAGGAACAATATGGTCCAGTCCAGTTTTCGCAGATGTTTTTGACGGCGTATAAGACCAGGTAGCCGTCTCAAAATTAATATCAGACCACTTGGCATTGCGTAGTTCGCCAATGCGGACAAATACTAATGGTGCCAGTTGCAATGCAAGCTTTACGTGGACCAGTTGTGATTCATAATGATCTATATCAAAAAGTAAGCGCGCAAAATCAAATGGATCTGTTAATGCTGAATAGTGATTTTTCTCTCTCTGGGTAATGGTACCTGCCAGATCTTGAGCAACATCACGCTCACACAGACCCATTTTTACTGCAAAGCGAAAAACCTGAGAGGCTTTAGATCTGATCCGCATTGCAGATTCAATATGCCCCTTGTTCTCATCTTTCTCAATTACTTTGGCCAGATCCCGTGGAGTAATATCTGAAATCGGCATATTGCCAATATCCCGATAAAGTTTTTCAAATATACCGTCATTTCTCTTTACAGTAGCTTCGGCCAGACGTTGTTTACTTTTATATAGCTCAGCAACAGATTTAAAAGTTGCCTGTTGTTTTAATCTTTCTTTTTCCTCAACACCCTGCTTTTCTACCTGAGGATCTTTCCCTTCAGCCAGTAACGCCCTGAACTGATCCCGATATTCACGTGCTTTGGCCAGTGACATTGCTGGATAATTTCCGACAGTCATCGTATTTCTTTTTTTAGAAACTGGGCGGGTGTAATCAAAACGCCACATGACAGTACCGTTTTTTCGAATTAGAAGATTCAGACCTGCACCGTCACTTAGCCGAATATCCGTCTGTAACCCATTGGGATTATTACTTTTTATATCACGGAGAAATGCTTTGATTTTGCTGTCTGTAAGCGAAATTACTTGTTTTGGCAT